ATAATGTCTAAGCACAGTACCTTTGGATTCAATTCAATCAAATATGATTTGCCGCTTATCAATGCTATGCTTGACGGTGGAACATGCCGTGAAATACACAAAACATCTAAAGCCATCATCGAAAAGAACATGCCGGAATGGATGACTTATCGTGACTTCGATAGTGAACAGCGCCCCTATGACCACTTCGATATCAGTGAGCCATCCCCTGCCGTTATGATTTCGCTTAAGAACTACGGAACACGTGTTGGTTCTAAGAAGTTACAAGACTTTTATCTTGACCCACATGTACCCATCACTGATGACCAAATCCAACCACTAAAGGAATACTGCGAAAATGACTTGGATGTTACGATTGATTTGTACAATGCTATTAACGACCGCATTGATTTGCGTGTTAATATGGGAGAAAGATACGGATTAGACCTGCGCTCTAAGTCCGATGCACAGATAGCCGAGACCGTAATCACCTCTGAGTTGAGTAAACTTGGTGTTACCGCAGCAAAGCCGGTATTAAAAGAGGGTTATAAAGCGAAGTATATAACGCCATCTTTCATCAAATACACGACATACGACCTAATCGGTCTTGTCGATATGGTCGAGAACATAAACTTCTCACTCGCGGCCAATGGGCAGTTGAAGATGCCTCCTGAGTTGGCTAAGCACAAGATAAAGATTGGTAACACAGTCTACAAGATGGGTATTGGCGGCCTACACTCGCAAGAGAAGTCATTGAGTGTTGTATCAAATGACACTCACGTGATGCGCAACGCTGACTTTGCTTCCTATTACCCTTTTATTATCCTGAATCTAGGTCTGTATCCTAAGCACTTGAGCAAACGATTCCTGAATGTGTACCGCACAATCGTTGAGACAAGACTAAAGGCTAAGGCTGAGGGTAATAAGCTTGTGGCTGACTCACTTAAGATTACAATCAACGGTTCCTTCGGAAAGTTCGGTTCAAAGTATTCAAAGCTTTATTCACCGGACCTGCTTCTTGCTACGACACTGACTGGACAGCTTACGCTTCTAATGTTAATCGAAGAGTTAGAAGCAAACGGTATATCCGTCGTATCAGCCAACACCGACGGTCTTGAATATTACTGTCCACGTGATAAGGTCGCTCTTGCCGAAGCAATCATCTTCGATTTGGAGATGGTGACTGGATTCGAGATGGAACATGGCGAATATAAGGCTCTACATGCACGCGACGTGAATAACTACGTCGCGGTGTACGATGGATATACGAAGGCCAAGGGTGTGTACGGAGAGACAACCCTCAGTAAGGGTCGCTCGACACCTATCGTGTACACTGCGATACGAGAGTTCTTATTAAAAGGACGACCGGTTAATAACACAATCGCTTCATGTAATGACATCAACCAATTTGTATCGGCACGTACGGTCAAAGGTGGCGGCATGTATGATGGTGAATATCTCGGTAAGATGGTGCGTTGGTATTACTCAAAAGAAAGTGTTGGTTGTATCTCATACAAGATTAACGGAAACAAAGTTCCAAAGACTGATGGGTGTAGACCGATGATGGATTTGACAGACGCGATACCTCATGATTTAGATTATGATTGGTATATTAAAGAAGCAATATCCGCGTTGAAAGATTTAGGAGTAAGTTATGCAGACTAAAAGATGTAGTCGATGTAAAGAATATTTACCTGTAACCTTATTTTATAAGGCTCGTAAGTGGTATTCAGCTCAGTGCCACAAGTGCACATCGATATCGAGAAAAGAGAACTATGTAAAGAAAGTTGCAAAGGCACGACCACGCAAACTGGTTCCTAAATGCGCTTGTGGTGAAACAGACCCGACAATGTTCTATAAGAACTGTTCATCGTACACAGGATATCAGTTTCAATGTAAGGCGTGTGCCGAAGGAAGCCGCTATAGAAGATGGTTATCCTCAGGTGAGCTCGATATAGAGAAGCGTGAAAAAAGACGAAATAAAATACGGGCTATCTTTAAGCGATGGTGCGAGACAGGAGAGTTCAATGCTGAGCTATGACAACTTACATGAATATCAGAAGAAGGGTGTTGAGCATATCTGCGACGTACCCAAGTCAGCCCTGTTCCTTGAGATGGGACTAGGCAAAACAACAACCACGCTGACAGCAATCGATGAGTTGATGAACGATTACTTCGTTACAAACAAGGTCTTGGTAATCGCTCCTCTACGTGTGGCCAACACCGTATGGCACAAAGAAGCTTCCAAGTGGGAGCACTTATCACATCTGAAGTTCTCTATCATAACGGGTAAACTTAACGACCGTCTCACTGCTTTGCAGCGAACGGCTGACGTGTACGTTATCAACAGAGAAAACGTCAAGTGGTTAGTCGAACACTACAAAGCCAAGTGGCCATTCGATATGGTGGTCATCGATGAGTCGTCATCGTTCAAGTCGCACGCATCACAACGATTCAAAGCATTGAAGAAAGTCGTACCGTACATCAGTCGTATGGTTTTATTGACCGGTACACCTGCTGCTAATGGGTACATGGACCTATGGCCGCAGATGTATCTGCTTGATGGGGGACTTCGATTAGGACGTACGATAACTATGTTTAGAACACGGTACTTCGACAAGAACCCGTATGGGTTTGACTATACGATACGTAGTGGCTCGGTGACTGAGATTCAAAACAACATTAAAGACCTTGTGCTTTCAATGCAAGCAGAGGATTATTTGGAACTTCCGAAATTCGTACCAACAGTTCTTGAGAATCCGCTCGAAGGTCCGCTGTTAAAACAGTACGAAAAGTTTGAAAAGGATTTGGTGTTAAAGCTGAATGGTGAGGACAACATTACTGCGATGAGTGCGGCTACGCTGTCAAACAAACTGCTTCAATTTTGTAGCGGTAACATGTATGATGAGGATGGAAAGGTTCATCACATACATGACTTGAAGATAGATACCTTGAAGGAGGTAATCGATGAAAATCCCAACGATAATATATTGGTCGCCTACAATTATAAGCACGAATTGGAAGCTCTTAAACGCGCTTTCCCTGAAGCGTGTGTTCTCAGTAAAAGTGGAGCCGAGGTTGAACAATGGAACAAGGGTGAAATTAAAACCCTTCTTGCACATCCGGCATCGGCAGGGCATGGACTAAACTTGCAGCACGGTGGAAGCCTCATTATATGGTATGGGTTCACGTGGTCCCTTGAGCTTTACCAACAGTTTAATGCCCGACTGCATAGACAAGGTCAAACTGAGGTGGTCAGAGCCATGCACATCGCTGTGGGTGAAGTTGAATACAAACTGATGACCGCATTGGCTAAAAAGGATGCAACACAGGATAAATTGATAAAGGCCCTTAAGTAAACTATAAACAAATTGGAGGTAAAATATGACTGAATCACAAATACAAAAAGAGATAATCGATTATCTCAAGGCTCAGGGTTACTACGTCATCAAGGTTGTAGTGGCCAACGTAAGCGGAGTGCCTGATATCTTATTTTGTAAGCACGGTAAGTTCTGTGCTGTTGAGGTTAAGAAGAAGGGCGGTAAGGTGAGTGAGTTGCAGAAAGTGCATCTCAATCTCATTAAACAAAGCGGTGGTAAGGCGATAGTTGCGTACCACCTTTACGATGTTATGGAGGAATTCTGATGTACGATTTCGGAGATGGGCTAGTATCCCTATTGAAAATTATGACAATTGGGTTAGTCATATTTGTACCACTTGGTGTATGGAAGCTCATAGACTTAATATTTTAAAGGAGGACAAATGAAATGCTGCGATAACTACAAATACAATCCAAGTTATGCTTATGTTAAATGTGGTAGCTGCGGTGCTGTAACTTTAGATGGTGGAAGAGAGCATGGAATAGCTGCAAGAAAAACTTTCAAATCAATGCGCTATGCTGAATTCTATAAAAAGAACGGCTATAGGGTCGAAGACGATTTAAAGGAGGACAAATGAAAGAGAAACATATCAGTGTTGATGACAAGTTGCATGAACGGTTCAAGCGACTTGCTGAGAAGTACAAACGCAGCATGCGTGGTCAACTGGACCACATGGTAACTGAAGAAGAGAAAAAGGATAAAAAGTAAAATGGATGATATCGAAAAGTTCAAAAAGAAAACACTAAAGATAGGTGGCTTGCAAGAGTCTAGTAAAAGCTTCAAGGAAAGAAAGCGAGCGATGTTTTTAAAAGACCAAAAGAAACAGGCTAAACATTACCAACGTGATATGGAGAGACAAAATGAACTATCAGTGTGATAAGTGTCGTTACTCAGCAACAAGCGGTGAGCGTATAGAGTCGAGTGCCACAGAAGGGTTATGTTGCCCAAACTGTGGAACATGGGGTATGACAAAGCAGCGTACAGTACCTCAGAATAAGCCTCAAAACAAAGTAAAGAACGCCAAGTCCACGCACTATGAACTTTGGGAAGACTTTCAAGCTATCGATGCCATCAAGATTCTGCTTACAGAAGAGGAGTATCGTGGTTATTTAAAAGGCAATATGTTGAAGTACCGCTTGCGTGCAGGGAAAAAAGACAAGACCGAGGCTGAGATAGAAAAGGCTATGGACTACGAACGGGAGCTCAAGGGTGAGTCTTGAAAAAGGTAAAGAGCTAATCTATAGAATAGCTACGATGAATGAAAACGAACTACATGAGCTAGGTCATCAAGTATCGACCTCCATGTTTCCATCCGACGTGCAGAAGATTCTGTTTAGAGCCATCGAAGTTCGCCGCGATGAGTTGAATACACAGATAGACTCAGACCAAGCGTTTGTGGTTGTATCTGAATACGAAATTGATTAAGGATAATAGTATGACAGAAGACTTTGTATTAGTAAATTTTGAAGGTGGCTCTGCGGAGTTTGATATACACGTCAGTGAACCGGCACAGGTCTTCACAGTCCTCTTAGGTCTTGAAGGTTGGTTGGCTACACAACTTGGGTTAGATGCTCCTGACATTCGTGAGATACTTGACGAGATGAAGGGCGATGTTAATGTACGCCCTAAAGATGAGGAGGTAGAAGATGCAATACCTATTGACTGAAGAAGAGTACAAAGAGTGGCAGGAGCGTGACACCCCAATACCTTACGACACATTGTCAGATGATGATGATAAAGAAGAGTTGGAGTTCTTAAATAAGATATTCTCATCTTGTCATTTTGAAAGATACGACAAGCCTTACGAGCTTGGTGAAGAGTATGTGGCCATAGAGATACCTGTAAGGATTATTCCTGAAATGTTTTTGAGAATGTTAACCTTAAGGCGAAGAAGTTAAAACCGAGTCCCGAAGTTTAAGTGCTTCCTACCTCGGCTCCGTCCTCCAAACATCTGCAATGTAAACTCAAGGGTTTTCATTGCTTCCTCTTCTGCATGCAACTCCAGTCCCCTCTCATCACTATCACTAATCTTATCCATCAAATACGTAACACCATTAGCGAACGCATCAAGTCGGTCATCATGACCAAGTGAGCCGCGCTCTTTCGTGATGTGACTTATCTGATGAGTAAACGAGTAGTCTCTCTTTGTAGCAAGTAGGTCTTGCTCAAATACACCTCTGTCAATTACAATCCGGTGTTGGTTCATCATCGGCTCAAGGGCCTCAATAATACGCACTTCTTTTTGACCTGTGACTTTGATTCCCTCAAGCTCTGTGTACGGGCTTATACGCGCAATATGTGGTTCAAGCATCTTACTAAACGCACCATCCCCGAAGTTATCTTCCACTACGCAGGTGTGAATATTGTGCATCTTACACATGGTCGCGATGTTAATCATGACCTCATCTTCATATCCACCTTGCATCCCTCCCACTTTCTTAGCAAATATTTTACTGTTCAAATGATACAAAATAGAGTACCCCAACTCATCTGCGCCTTTACCTGCAGTATCGATTGACATTACACGATAGTCGTACTCTGCCATCTCTGTTGAACGCATCGCCGGTTTAAACAGTTTATCCTTGGCAAAACCATTGTGCTTTTGGTATAAGATGTTCTCAGGCATCGACGAATACATCACACGTAGCGGACCCATCTCATCATCAATATCATCAACGATAAAGTCAGCAAGCTTGAGAGGGTAGCGCATATCATCTGAATCAGATACATCAAGCATGTACTGTAGCTTGTACTTAGACTTTCCAATACGCATCTTCTTAGAGTTAAGGAAATCAATGTTAAGGCGTTCATCAACGGCCTGTCCAATAAGACTTGGGTTGGCTTTAATGCGCTCTTCGATGTAAGGAGCAAGGCCACCAAAGTAGTTGGCCCCACTTTCAGGGTATTCAGAAGGTATGATGAATGGTTTGAAACCTTTTTCATCAATCCAGTTTATATAAATGGATGACATCGAGTGTGGTGTACATAGTGTAATCGACTCGTCCATACCTGACATCAAAAGGTTCTGTGCTTCCATCGCATACGTGTCAATCGACTGAGACATAACTGCTGACTCAACAGACTGCGCTGTCTCAATATCATCATATACAATCAGGGATGCACGAAAACCTGCAATCTGTGTTGAAGCTCCAACCGCGTAAACCGATGGTGAATCTGATGCGGTGGCACCTGCAACGTCAAACGACTCACCCGATGTACGCTCTATGTTGTGTCGTGGTGCCATCGGCTTAGTGATGGGTAAGGTTTTGATTAGCTTCTGTACAAACTGTGAGTAGTTTCCAGCACGAGTTCGTCCGGCAGACATAACAAGGATGTGCTCGTTCGGGTCATTAAGTAAACGCCATACCACGTATATCTGAGAAGTCAGTGACTTGGACAGACCACGCTCAGCCATAAGCATACGGTGCGGATTGGACCGGTCCTGAACGAATAGGGCCATCTCGTACTGCGCACGTGTTGGTCGAGGTAGACCTAAGTGGGCAAAGGCATACGTGTAGAATATGATGAAGTGGTCTTCAAGAAGTTCATCAGAGAAATATTTATCGTCATCATAACACTCGCCCCATGCCACCGAGGTGAAGTAATCGACATGACCACGAGGAGTCATTGTGTTTAAAGGCACGCTCATTTGGGTTTGTTCACTTTACGGCGTTTTTCAGCAATTTCAAGACGCTTCTTCATGTCTTCCTCTACAGAAGACTTAGGCTTCTCAGATACAACCGCATTGGCTTTAAGATAATTGACCGGTACTGAGAGCAGCGATAGCTCCTGTAGACCATCTTTACTATCTAGGATATCAATCATCTTGTCTAAAATCTTTGTATCCAGTGCTGTTAACTTTTCCTGTTTTGTCATTATTTTTTATCCATTCCAACTATATTTAATGCACTCTGTATTGTATCCAATGTTGCAGGGCTTGTCATCGAAGTTACCGCCGATAACCCTCCGAGCTGTGGTACATTCAGTAGCGCGTATAATAAAATCTTGTCATCGTCAACTTCTTTACCCTGTGCTGCGTATCTTGCGTGCAGCCCTAAATACGCTCCGGCAAATCCACCAACAGAGTGTAAGAAAGTCATTCTATCGAAGTGTTTCAAATCCTCAAGACCATGAATATTGAACTGTTGCATCGGGTAACTTATTAGTGTTGATAGTGCGCGTCCAAGGTCAGTAGTCCTCGTATATAGACCTGTCTCACCGATGGTCGTCTCAGGAGAAACGGCCTGATTCATGTCTCGAAGTATCTCTCCAAACTTATCGCGTTTCTTAACAGGCCATTTACTGATGTCGTAATCTTTTAGTTTACCTTTTTCGTTGAATTCAAATGTATTTTCAAACATCTTAATCGTGTCGTCATCAATACCAAAGCTTTTAAGGCGCGATTTGTTTATACCGTCGCCACCCTCTTTGCCGAACGCCACAAAGTTTGCAAACTTCTCAGCATTAAGTTGTAGATTTGCACGCTGCAATACATCACTGAAATAACTCAATCCATTGGCTAACATTGAAAAGTCTCTCAGTTTCATTGTATTTTCACGAATCTTTGATGTTATCCCTGCATCATCAAGCTCTGTTATATCATCAGTCAATCCGCGGTACCCACTTGTGTCCATACGTTTAACACTTGTTCCAAGACCACTAACCTCACTAAGGCTTGCAAGCATTGCACTGTCTTTACCGAATGTGGATACCACCGCATCCTTAACGGCTCTAACACCTTTCGTAAACCCTGCATTACCCAAAGTTGCGATGAGCTCCGGTGGCATTGAGAATACAACAAACGGAAGCTTAGCTACCATCGTAAGGTCTTTTGTTATCATTGATATCTCATGCAGAAACTTATTATTACTAGCGATAGGTACTCCCATCACAAGGTCAGCGACCTGTTTGAGTTCTGAGCGCATTGTTGGGTTAGTTACTCCCGTCGTGATGGCGCCATCTAACTGTCTACGACTCTTATAGCCACGCTTAGCTATTGCAGCAGAACCATACATTGAGTTGGCCACTCTGTCGAGTACAGTTTTGAAGTCACGTTCCACAAAGTGTGCCTTAGTCAGTACCGTATCGACACCATCAATATTAACTGTTATCGGCTGAATATCATTAATATCAAAATCAACACGATATTGGGCACGAGAGTTTTTATCTTTAACAACATTCATTGCATCCGCGAACTTCTCAAAGTCAACATCATCCTTAAGTAGTGAACCAATAGAACCAAATATGTCTTCTGCCCTGTTTACTCCAATGTCAGCATCGAACCCTTTAATCCAACTATCCATATACTTATCTGCGATATCGATAGCAGTGCTTGGGTCGCCACTTGTTTTTGCTATCGCGTTTGCTATAGTGTCTCTAATAAGAAATTGGTCCTGAGTAGAAACTTTGTTAACTAGGTCATTGAGATTGGCAGATTTCCAAAGACGGGGCATCATCCCTGCCTTGTAGTTAATCTTCTCAAATCCATATACATCGTACTCTTTAACCCTGTCCCAAATCTCTTGCATGATTTTATCATTTTCAGCAGTCAGCTCTTTTACAGCAGGAGAGGTTGTGTTTCTAAGCTCCATGTTGTCCATTACTTCTTGACGAAATTTATGGATAGCGTTCATGCCATCAAGTATATTTGATGTCATAGTAATCTTACGCTCGGCTTTCCATGCACGGTACATCTTTTGCTCAGCACGTGCATATTTAAACATCGAGCCATGTGCCCACATAGCCTTAGTCGTTTCCGCTCCGGCACCGCTCTCTGTAGAGTACACTAGGTCGTTCATAATCTTTTTGGCTTGACCGCCGGCTTTGTTGTATGGAGCAACTGTGGAAGTTATACGGGTGTGCAGCTCATCTGAGATTAACCCACCAAGGCTACGTACCATATCTCCCTGCGTTGAGTTATTCACTGCGGCCCGATGGTACGAGTCTTCCACACGACCACTAATATTACCAACTGTTTGTCTAATATTGGCATTACGTACTTTCTTTACAAGACTTGGACCGAATACCACAGCGGCACCTGCTAATAGGAACATTCCGGTAAGCTCTGCTGCGAAATCATCCTCAGCGGCTTGAGCACCTGTCGCTCCAAGAACAACTGATGCCGCCAATAGCTTTTTCTTAGTGCTAGTTTTAAGGTCAAGCCCTTCAATCCCAGCAAGAACTTTGTCAAACTTTTTATTATTAAGTTTAGATTTATAAAGTCTTTTTACAGCTGCCATTTCCTTTGGAGACTGCTTTACCAAATCATCTATAATCGCTTTGAGGTCTTCTAAGTCCTCTTGTGGGGCTTGTTTTATCAAAGCATAGACGTCATCAGCAACAGTTTTCATATCCCTACTCATGTCATCAACTGTACGTAGGATACGGGCAGTTTCATTATCGATACTCTTTAATGGCTTCTCGGTATCCATGCGTTTAGCTTGGTCCGGAGTCAGCCCCATCTTACTGTGTTCAACTTTACGGGCTTCCAATTCATCGACCTGCTTTTTACTCAATCCCATCTGAGTGTATGTTCGTTTACGAACCTCATTTACACGATTGATTTCAGCTCTGTAATCAGCATTTGTTTTGGCTGTTGGTTGTACGTCTGCACGTTGAGCACCTGTTGCCTGTGTGTCTGTACGTTGAGCACCTGTTGGAGCTTCAGTGTCTCTTGGGCGAGGTGTTGGCGGTGTCTCTTGACCCATAGGTGCCCCTGCGCGTTGACTGGCTGCTGTTGCATCAGAGTCTCTTGGTGTACCTGTAGCGTTTGGTTTTTTGAATGAGTGCATGAGTTTGTTCGCACCGGCAGTGATGGCCAGTCCTGTTGTCATATCAAACAGCGCATCCTCAGCGGTGTAGTCTTTATTTACCATGAAGCGTGTGGCAACAAGAGATGTCTCAGCAACACCATCCCACATCATAACTTTCGCTAAGGCAGAAGACTTTGTAGCCATACCAACGGTAAAGCCTACTGCCAAGTCAATGTCAACAAAGCTACCGGTAATCATCGCGCCGGTGCGGCCTACTTCACCAAGTGTGGTATTTATGCGTTGGTCAGTCTCCTGCTCTCTGAGGGCTTGAGCAATTCGGTAATAGCGTTCCTCGGTTGATTGTGTGTTACGTATGTCTCCAAAGTATTTCATATTTAGATTATACGCGTCTAAAACACCTAGAGCTATATCATCGTCCATTGCATAGCCATCTTCCGACTCCCATGACATTGACTTCTCTATAGCCCATCCAGTAACTTTGTTTCCAGTGCTTACTTTTAAAGCTTGGTCGTAAAAGGCCCATCCCTTTTGACCTAGACTTGCTTCGTCTTGACTTTTTAAATTGGCATGTTCTTGGGCAATCTCATCACCAACTCTAAATATATTGCCGGCTCCGAGGTTTATTGGAGTATCGCTAAGTTCTTCTTGTGAAATATCTGCCATGTTGGTTCCTTTGTATAATTATACTATAACTGACAGCTATCTATTAGTTTTTCGTTTAGACTTCTTGGCTTCAGTCTTGTTAGCAAGAATATAAACTGATTCAGAATCAATAATACCTATTCTTTCATTTGCATTTTTGGAGTTGAACATTTCAGTTATGAAATTGTTACTTCGCTTATCGTATGTAGTTCTAAAACTTACATCACCTTTGTCAAATTTGGTGCTGTATTTCTTGTTATATTTTAATCGTACATTATCGACTGCATCTAAAAACACATTTTTACTAACACCAATAGGAACAGGAATACGGTTGTCCATCTTACCACCAATTAATGTAGGTGTGGATGTTCCGTAATCTGCCCATTCTAAGTTCTGTATAGTGTCTTCAGGGTCATTCTGCATACCATTCGTAACAAGATAATCTTTTACAGCTGTCGCACTTCCTATTGATGCAGTTGCATTGAACATTCTAGTGATTGAACCCTCTCCCGTTTCGACTTTCTCAATAGTGTCAACTATAGCTTTATCAAGGATTTTCCCGTTCAACAATGACTGTTTGGTATTTTTATCTTGCAGGATAATAGCATTTGCATGTTGAGCCAACTGGACACTTGTTAATGGCTCACCTTTTTCATTCGTTTTTGAAAATAGAGCTTGTAGCTTTCCGGCAACTTCATCATCACCCTTATACGCAGGATTAGAAATTGAGTGATGTGCTTGGAAAGCAAGTGCTCTACGTAACTCTGCATCACTCGTGATTGTAGGGAATGTACTCTTATCAAATATTTTCGTGTTTTTCTCAGTAAACGCGCTCATCTTACCGCTAATTTCTTCCCACCTATCAAGTTGTTGGAGACCTTGTTCAAACTCTGCGCTATTTTGTTGGGTAGGGTCAGTAGCTAATAAGGAGGCAGATTGTGTCTCTAAGACTTTATTGACCATTGACGAGTATTCGTCTTTGGTAATTTTGTACCCATCGATGATAGTCCCATCAAGATTACTGACAACATCAAGCGTACGGCCATCATTTAGATACTCACGTACTTTATTAATGTCTCCGCTTAATACATCTTGTGTTACGATTGTAGAGATATCACGTTGGTCCTTTAGCCCTGCAAGGATTTCTGCTGCGTCCTGATGTTGTCGTTCATTCAAAGGTTTCTCTGAGTTTATAGCTATGTATTGCTCAGAGAAGTTATCAATTTGTGCTTGAATATCAGTGGGGGACTTCCATCCCTTACCGTTATTTGCTGAGGTCTTACGTGTTGTGGTTTTCCAAGATTCAAACTTAGCGTTCCAACTATCATTTTTGCCGGTATGATTTATTTTAAGTGCTTTCCAGTTATTCATTATGAGTCTAGCCGCCTTATCAGTTGTGTTACCGACTCGTTCAACTGAACCATCTTCATTCATACGTACCATTGAACCATTAAACTGATTGAATACTTGCGCTTGCAATGTTGGGTTAACTGTACCGTCGTCATTATAAATAGGAAGGTTCTTATCTATTGAATATTTCTTATTTAATGACGTGCCTACAGCGGTTGCAATATCTTCATACGCCTGTTCTTTGGTGTAATATCCACCGGCAGTAATACTGTCGATATGCTCATTGATTTGTTCCAATGGTATTGGTATCCCTGCTTCTGATTGTACAGATATACCATCAATGTTGTTTGTACGATTAATAGCAGCATCTTTTTTTAACGCCATTACCTCTAAACGGGCGTTGGACTGAGCAACTGAAACACCCACCTCTTTAGTGTACATTGTATCAAACGCATCTTGGGCATCAGGATTATCAAACTTTGTATTAGACATATCTCTGAACATAGATTGGCGTTGTGCCTGTGCCTGACGCAGCTCTTCAGGAGTTGACCCTTCTGTTAGAGTACTCTCCTGTTCTGCAATGAAACGAGCAACCTCAGTCTTACGGTCCATCGCGCTACGCTGGGCAGCTTTGACAGAGGCAGTGTTATACTCATTGACTGTTTGTGCAACAGGTTTAATGATACCCATTAAGTCATTGGCAAGAGATTCCCCTGCGACTTTACGCGTAGGGTTGACTCCGCTTACTGAGCCCACAGAGGTTGATGTCTGTTGTGCCTGTGAGCCACCGGCTAACTGTTCTAATGTACTCATCCCATACTCCCTTGGTCAACGCCTAGTATTCTGTCTCTATCTGTTTGTGTCATCATGCTAAGTCCGATATTGAAACTGCTGACTCCAGTACCCAATGTCTGTAACATTGCTGATGTAGCTGATGGCATACCTGATATCATCGATTCGGTTTGATTTGAGAAGTTAAGCATATCTGCTACCATCGATTGTTTCAATGAGTTTTTCTGAATATCAGAATCACGCAAGATAGCAGCAGTTCTAAAGTTCTCTTCCATGAAGGCTTCGCCGATAGCCTCTTCTGTAGAAGTGCCACTTACACCGGTCTCTGCTGAGGCCGCCTTAAGTCGTGCTTCTCGTTTCAATGTCTCAAGCCCACTCGCGCTAAGCTTGTCTCCGATAACACGGTCAAGCTCAAGCAACTGTTGAGACTTGGCATGTTGAGAGAACTTTAACGATTCTCCCATAGACTTTATGTTAGATACAACCGCCGCGCTTTGTCGTTTTATATCTGATACAGCACCGGCTGTACCAAGAAGTGTTGTGAGTGCAGGGAGAAACATGGTTGCGGTGCTTAGGCCACCCATGCTTGCACTAGCGTTAGGGTTTATGCTACCACCGCTTGTCATGTTGGCTGTGCTGAAATTTGGTGATACCATTTACTATCCTTATGTCGCTTTATAAATCTGAATGGCGGCGCATGGTGCTACTGACCATCCGGCTGTAGGTGTGACTGCGAATAGGCCACCTGAATTATTTCCGGTGCTGTCTCTCATTATCTCTATAGTCAACACATCATTGACCTCTGCTTCAAATACTACAGAGCTTGACCATGGAACAAGTGTATTGGCGTTATCAATCTTAGATGCAAGAGACCCACCAATCTGAATACCATTCTTAAGATACCTATTTAAAAGAACAGAAGTACCTGAAGCACCAATTCGTCCATATTGGAAGAAAGGCGATATGATATATTTCCCTGCGACTTTAAATGTTATATCACCTGCTGCTGAGATATCAATATTTGTTGTCGATTGTGCAGGTCCAAACTCCACCTGTAATGCGCTATCTACAGAACTTGGTTGCTGTGACGCTGCAACACTTGTACCAATTATCAACAGTCCGTGACTTGCTTCAAGAGCACTAGCCCTGTTTCCAAGTGCAAGTGTGTCAGCATCTATCGCTGCAAACGCGCTTGCAAGGTTCGCTTCTACATCATCTCCGGTATCTGTACCACTGTTTATTCCTGCCCATCCACTAGCCATTGTAAATCCTTTATGTAATTATACCACACGTTCAAAGTGAAAGGGTTGAATAGTCAACCCTTTCATTTTTCCTTGAGTAAAAGTATACCCAAATCCTTTTTTATTCCTTGCGTAAGAGATTGACGTATGGTCGAAGCCCAACTCTCTTTTCATCTCCAACCCACTTCCAAATCTTCTTATTTCTCCATTTGGAAATACTAGAGAAAACTGCTTTGAATTATTGTGCTCTTCGCCAAACTTTCCTCTTTGCCCACCGCCTCTTTTACATCCAAGAGCATTGAAGGCATGAGCATTATTTTCCTTGGCCGTACACCACTCTAAATTAACCACATTGTTGTTTTGTTTATTCCCATCAATGTGGTTAATCTGAGGCTTATTATGAGGGTTTGGGATAAATCTTATTGCTACAAGCCTGTGAAGATGAAATCTTTTTGTCTTTCCACCATTAGAAAGTGTAAGCATATAGTACCCATTACTAGACAAACTGGGCTTTAAAAACTTACTACTCTTAATGCTAAAAAACCTTCCGTCTTCCATCACTTCATAACCCTTCATAAACTCTGATACTGTTTCCAATGTATGTGCTTTTGCCATAATTTTCCTTTCGTTAGAAGTGATATTATAACATAAATCTTTACACTATATATCTCTTTGAAAGTGGTACGGGTCACTGAAGCTTTTATAGTCTCCACCCCATTTATTCTCAGGTGATATTTGTTTCCAATACTCACCTAACTTTTCCCAATGTTCATTTTTAGACCATTGTATATCGCCATCAACAAACAGGTTCAAGTCTATGGCGAGTCTATCCTGATGATTTGACCTCTTTACCTGACTCTTACCTTCTGCAAAGTATATGTCCTGTTGCTCCTGTGTCCTATACAATTCGCCACCTGTGAGTTTATACCCGTGTGCGTGTGCAAACAATACCAACTTTGCTACATCCTGTAGGAATAACCATTGCTCATCTGATTTACTCATTCGTACTTCTCCAATAATCTTTCTAAAGATATGAACTCAACATCGTGGTCTAAATACCCATACCTATTTGTGAAACCCTTCAAGTGGGTAAACCCTCTTATCTCTGTGTTATTAGCACCGCGGTAGTCTTCATCGTGCATATAAAACGACCCTGCACATACACCAAAATGTGGCTTTCCTTTTAGGTTCTGCCTACGGGCGTATTGGTACTGTTGCTGATGACCATGGACAAAGCTATGTGGAAACTTATTAATCTTGTTCTCCATACTTCCACCGACAGGTCTACCACTCATAGGGTTTTCCATATAGTGAGAGAAGCATATATCATGTATCCATAAAGGCTGATTAAATCCATGAAATTCCCACCCTTCTGATGTGACAAAATCCTCTAAGTCAAAGCAGCCTTGAAGCACCGGATGTTCGTTTATAAACCGAGTAAGTCGCATCTCGTGGTTGCCCATCAGAAAGCTCTTACGCGGTTTATAGTCGTCGCCAGTCTTATTATTCATCTTATCTGTATGAGCCATTATAAGCTTAAACGCGTCGAACCCACCTTCAAGGTCGCTTGAAAGTCTTTTCCCCTCTGCATGTAAACGTGACGCGTATGAGGATAGGCTTGGGAAATCCCAATGGTCCCCGATATGGACAATGTGGGCAGGTTTGTGTTCCCATATATACTTGCTCAAAGCGTAAATGTGTGATGTTGGAGATTCTAAATCTACTTGTGTATCGGCTATGACAACAATATCTTTATTGGTATAGGCGTCTTCCTCAAGCATTGATGAGAGTTGTCTTATCATCCGGTTAAGGTTTGTTCTTATCAATCCAAACTCTTCCTCGACAAGAAGCTTATTTCCGTTGTTAGATATCAATGACTTTATTACAGCTTTCTGATGGTGGGTTGTACAACACTTTAGCAGTTGGCTATAATCTGTCATGTTACACAGCCTCACCAGTTAGCATAAAATACATCTTCACAATTATACCTATGCCAGTTCCTATTGCTCCAATAAAGCCAATAGTCAATGTAGTGATAACAGTAAGCTTTACCTTCTTCCACATCTCTTCTTTTGGTCTATTTATTGAATCCATTCTTTCAGCTAATCTTCTTTCTAGTTCTTCATTCTGTTTAACAGAACTAATAAATCCAGTATTGTCAGCAGTTTGTTTAACAAGAGTATCTAATACAGTATGAATCTTTTTAATAGTATCCATCTCATCTATTGTATGCTCTTTAACTTGTGACATAACATTTGCAATCATACTCTTCATCTCATCATTGAAAGACTTTCTCTCTACTGATTGCGCGTGAAGTGCTTCTTGTAAACCTCTATGCCCATCTTTTAACTCTTTAATGTCATTATGGACACCCGACTTACACTCTTCTATTTCCTGCTTCATAGCTTCAAACTCTTCACGTTCTACCATTGCTTACACCTGTTTATTTAATTGTTTGTCTTTCTCTTTAGAACCAAGGCTAGAGCCAAAGAAAAAGTTTACGATAGCTTGTCTCTCATTAAATAGATTTGCTATTGCAACTCCTATAATATTACTAGCAATAGCTATTAGTGATGGTTTATCTTCCATATAGTATACGACAGATATATTCACTAATACAAGTATAGCAATAATTGGAAGATTTCTACTAATAATTTGCTTAGCAATAGTATCCGCCATTGCATGATTTATCTGGTATGTCTCGTGTGATTTAGCATGTTTAGCTTCATTGTGCCTATGCTCTTCTTCAAGCTTCTTGAAGTCAAGTTGTTTAATCTCTAGTTCATGAGATTTAATCTTAGCTATATCTTCAGGAGTCAACTCTTTTTTGTTTAAATCAATACCAGTAACCTTCTTTATACCTTCCTTAACTAAGTCCTCACCGTTATCCATGATAAGGTCTTTAACAAAGTTTATTCCAAGACCTGCTAACATACTTCCTATTCCTAACATCAGAACCACCTCTTTATTGTTATATATGGAGACCTAACTATACAGCCAAGTGTCCCTCCTAAAGCTATCCAAGTAGTTCCAACAACTTTATTTGACCATGTGCAATAATCTTTCATCAAATTCAAACGTCCTTTGCATCTATAAAATCTGTAGTAGTCTTTAAGAACGAATAAGCTTGACTCCAATTATTTGAGGTTGATAGATTTGGGTCAAAGTCAACTTCATAATGGTAAACATCTAGTTGTTTAGTGCAGGTAGAATCTGAGTATGTCATAACTGTTACTACACTTGCTGGCCTTGTTTCAGGATTACCTTCTATAGGTTCATAGGGTTTTCTTATAGTCATCTCAGATATGCGTGCGTATGCTTCTTTAAAAACTATAGAATGTCCCATGTATGTTACTGTTTTTTCTATTAATAATGCCATTTTATTTCCTTTTATAAATTTGAGAAAACTGCTTCAGAAGGCACAGTTAGCCCTTGGTCTCTAAAGAATATCAGCGTCAAACCTGTTTTATTCTCAACTACTAATTCATATGAGCCTCTTACAATTCGTCCTTTTAAAGAATATGTTTTGTAAGATGTAGTACTTGCTGAATTTGTACCAAGGTAGTTAGGTAATGGAGTTAATATTCCTTCAACATATGGCACACTTGATGAGGCGGCTGTATCTCTTAAATACACATTTATCTTATCATAATCTACTACCTTATTACTACCACCTATACTTACCGTAATGTTAACATCTACATAATGACTTCTATTTGGTGAAAAACATTGGTTTAAATTAAATATACCTGTTGTAGTATTATAGAAGCTCTCATAAGTATAATTTAAATTATGTGTCATTGCGTTATATCTTATTGTGTTAAATTTCATAACCTGAGGTGTTGTTACACTAGTAATATCAATATTTGTTAAACCTGTTTGAGCGACTGAAATATATCCTCCATTCATATCATAACTGGAGAGACCTGAGGTACCATTACCATATGTTGTATCCACAAAGTGTGTTTTACTTGCTTCTCCTAGATAATTATGGAGCATAGTAGGTACAGTATTTAAGAAGTGGCATGAGATAAAAGAGTTATCAATAGCTCCTTGAAAGTAAAATGCAGGGTTACTACCAAAAGTACAATCTGAGAATTTTACACCTGAACATCTATATAAAAAGACATTACCATAGAATATATCACATGATGTAAATCTAAAATCATCTACTGTTATAGCTCCCACATATATGGCTGTTGTTACACTATGGTTAATTGTACATCCAGTCATTGCCCCGTGTGCATCATTCTCACCTGCTGCTACATTAACACCTGTATTACATCTAGTAATATGACAGCCATTTAGGATATTATTACCTCCCTTTATAATAACACCAGTTGTACATTGTGAAACATTACAGCCTGTCATACTTGTATACTCTCCACGTATATCAAAGTTTACACCTACCGTACACTCTTCAAAAAAACTACTCTCTAGTATGTGTCCTTCATCTAGGGAACCAGTTCTTGTCACTCTATAACCATCTCCACCTATAAGTTTAAAAACACACTTTGAAACTCTTGTGCTTGCTACATCTGCAAGAGATACCCCACCATCAATATCTACACCACGTTGTGATGCACCAACTGAATTCCCTAGAAAAACAACTCCCTCCACTGAAGAGTCTGAAAGTAGCTTAAGAATTGTTATATTTGATGTAGTCTTTAACGTCCCTCCGTAGCCTATTAAGCCCTGCCCCTCTGACAAAGTTAACGATGATGTTATTAATGATATATCACCAACACCACCAAGCCTCACTATTTTCCCTGTTGCAATGGCTGCTAGTATTGCTGAGGTATCATCTGTTACTTCATCACACTTTGCTCCAAACCATTTAATGTTCACCTCACCAGAGTATTGCCTAACCCATCCATCAATAATAGTACCGCCATCATTGACTGCTGATTGTGTAGCATCGTAGTTGAATATACCTCCTCCACCATCTCCTTGTGTAAAGTAACCTTTTACAACTACAGATGTTGTTATAGTCGTGTCTACTGTAGCTAAATCAGAAATTGTATCTACATAGGAAGTCATACCTAAACCTACGTTAGACTTGTTGCTATAGTGTAAAGCCGAGTATTCCGCAGGATTTGTAGGTGTATATGTAAATGTACCGTCACCATCAGAAGTGACTATATTTACAGGAACATTTTCTGCTTCTGATGCGTATGAGTTTGCTGTCAATCTCTCTGCTTCTGATTCCCATGCTTTTAGTTGAGCGGATGTCGCACTTGCTGATGCACTTGAGGCCGATACACTTGCCTCACCTGCTTTTGCTATAGCAATCCCTGCATTTGTTAGTGCATTAAGGATTGCAGAGTCAGTTGGTTGGTTTGTACCAATACCTTTAGCCAAATCATCAGCTACAAGGTTTATTTGGATTGTATCACCGGCTACAATGTTAATCTCAGTTGTGTCACCTGCTACTACGTTAATCGCTGCACTATCCCCTGCAACAATATTAATCGCAATCGTATCTCCGGCCACAGTGTTTATAACCGCGCTGTCTCCTGCAACAGTTACGACTTCAGCAGAAATTCCACTAACAGTTATTATATCAGATGCAATAGAAGCAACAATAGCTGTATTCGATAAACTATCTTCTAATTCATTAAGTGTGTCTGCAACACGTATTTCGATACGCTGATATGTTTTAATGTCAACAGCCTCAACAAGAACGGCTGAGTTTGTAATCAATTCAAATCTTGATACCTCTAATTGGACCCAAGAATCATCAATAATCTTTTGCAGCCATACTGCCATGTGTTGCTTTGTTGCTATATGCTTAGATGACGGGAAGGTTCGTGTTACCCCATCGACTGTGTAAAATGAACTCTGTACCGGCATTACATTCTCCTTGAGCGAATATTAAAGTTACCTTCGTAAGAAAGTGTGTTGATTCTAAAACCAACTTCTGATGTACTAATTATACCAAGTCTCATGTGATTTGCGTTACCATATATCATAGGTTTTCTATTAACAGTGTATTTTGACTGTATCTTTTTAATCCTATCCCTACTAATATCGCGAACTTCAAGTGAAAACTCACTACCCTCTTCTGAAGAAATCTGAGCAGTTTTAAATTGTAGATGTCCTCTTGTCTCTTTTTTACCACCGGTATCAAGTACCCACTCTCCAAGGTCAATACGTGTAGGGATAAGTGCTCCTACATTAGACACACCATATATCTTAAACCATGCACCTTGGTTATCAATCAGAACATCAGATGGCATAGATACAGTATCAACATACCACCCATAAGTGTTTAGATGTTGAAGAATATTCACATCAGGGGTATCGATGTTGTATGCTTCAGGTGGATTAACCTTAGCGGTTGTCGTAGCTCCATACTCCGGAGTTACGGTAATCTTAAAAATCTTAAATGCAAGATTTTTAGGAACGGGTATTGTCACAGGTGTGTCGTCAGTTGTTATAGCAGTATAGGTTGTACCATCATCTCTATGGACTGTGTATGTCAATGAACCGGCCGTAACTGTTTGATTGAATACAAACTCTGTATCATTGTTTAGAATGATACTAAAGTTCTCACGACTTAACACTTCCCCTGAGGCATAATTACCATCAATGCTAAATCCATCAATAATAGTCTTATCCTCTTCTTCACGATTGTCATCGATATAAGTTGTTGTTAGAAAATCAAGTGGTGATATTTCCATCTGCTCAAATTGGTTGAGAGATGTTAGCTCACTAGGAGACCCAATCCATAGCTCGTCTCCTTTCCATAGCTTAGAACCTTCCCAAATACCTGTAGACATAACCCAATCTTCAACCGCTATAGATTGGATGCGGTCAATCATCAGATTAATCTCTGAGCCAAATGCAAACGCGTTGTGAAGGTTACCGTTGAATGTCCATTTAAACCATGCAGATTGCATACGCTCGTTACCTGAATCATAATACTTATACACAAACAATGCATCAGGTGAAGACTTTGATATTAAGAACAGCATATTGTTTACCGCTGAACCGGATAACTTTGTTACGTCATCAGGGATGTAGGTTTGACAATGTGCAGTTATATCATTGGCTTCGGACTTTGAAGATGCGCTTTCAGATACAAAGTATTCTTGCACAGATGTATTACCACCACGTTTAACACAGAAGAAAATACGGTCATTCATAAATAATGGACGAACATTGCGATTAATCTGAAATGCTGATGTCTGTGATATCTGAATATTCTTAGGAGACAAGATATCTCCACCTGCAAGTCTAAACTGTATGTCTGAAAATAACATCACAGAATCTTCAAGATACGTAGCGTACTCTAAGTCGATGGCCTTTGTTGTATCAACATTTGCATCAATCCTATCTGAATCAAGAAGTGCAGCAACAGTGGTTCTCCAAAAGTTCCCATACTCTCCAACTTCAGATAATACAACTGTTGTAGAAGTCATAAACCCAAGTCTATTTTTAAAGAAAAACACATCCTTAATTACAGGAGACGGGTTATCTGTTGTAGATATAAACGATGGTGGCCTGTTAGTATCGTCATCACCAATCTCTTTTACTGCCCATTTATCGTATGGCTTAAGAGTAAATGTGTTATTAGACTCACGTACAAGCACATGGGGCATTGTGTCAGGGTTGATTGTTGTGCGTGATGCAGGGTCAACTGTCTCACGCCACTGTCCTTCAGTATATACTAACCAATAAGCAGCGAACGCGTTCTCACTTGTACCAATGACCTTAACAATCGAGCCACTAAACCCAAGATTCTTGGGTAGGTCATTGGCTGTGGACACTTCTCTTGCCCAACCAAATGAGGCTTGATTACCATAAGTATCCCCTGCGTCAACTCTATCCATGTTTGCACCACTAGCTGTTGCGGTTATTCGGACAGCTGAACCTACTGATGATGCAGTAAAGTTTGCGTCAGCGGTAATGGTTGCCGCTATGCTCGACGCCACTGCTGTGGTCGTTGTTCCGGTTGCCGTTCCTGACTTACTGTTTCCCAACGTGTCTGTAACTGTGAAACTATATGTGTATCCGGATATAGGGTCACTTCTTTCAACCCAAATGAATCCGTCTTTTTGATAATCACTTACGGGAGGAGTGTAGGTTGTAGTGTACGTTCCAGTAGAAGTGCTTCCAATGTAATCACTCTGTACAGATGTCATTGTTTGAGCATTAGAAACAAGCGTGAATGTAGGCAATGGTACAGTATCAATAACTAAATTGTATGCCGCAGATATAGTAGATTCATCCCAACGTGTTATTCGTATTGGTGGGAAGTTAGTGGCTATTCCGTTGTAATCGTCGGCACGCTCTACAGTATAAACGTTTGGGTCAAGTGCATTACGTATTGCTTTTTCAATACGAGCATAATAGTTATTTAAACTCTCTATCGTTTTCAAAAAATCGTTTATTACAGATGACGCTGTATCTCCCCCAAGAAGAGTGCTAGTATTTACTTTTGTATTAAATTCAAGTTTTGGGGTTGTTACAACTATAGATTTCCCATCAACAACAATAGTTAATGTCGATGCTCCAACAATCATCTTGTAATAAGTATTACGGCCTAAACGAGTGAACCATCCAACCATACTAGCTGGGCAGTAGTCTTTTTGAAAAATAGTTTTGGTTACACCGTACATGTCTATAGTCATGGATTTGCTTGGGGTCTTAACCAATTGTGTGAACGCGTAATAATAGTTCTTTGATACAGGAGTGGCTTCTCCACCATGTTCAGTAGCATACAAAGTTGGAGTGCGGTTCTTGTTTACAAGAAAGGTTGTGTCCTTGATAGTTGTAGCCGCGTAACCGTTTGAGCCTATAAAAGGGAAAAGATACTCACGTGAGTTACCATCAAAAGTCAACCCTGCACCATCTTTAAAAACAGTACCATCAATCGTATTGATAATCTCCATACCGTCGATTGTGATATTTATAGCGTAGGTCTCAGCCTCGTCACCACCGGTGCCTCTATCATATTCGTATGTCCAAATGTCATTGGTATAGGTTATATCCGAACTCAATGTCTTGCGTACAGTAGGGTTTCTACGTAGAAGTCCTCGGTCGATAGTAGGATACGCGTTAATCATCTCTTCGACTTGGGTGTTGAGTCGGTACTCAGCTGCCTGTTGGTTTACACCACCAAATAAACTTTCTTTTGAGTTATGTACTAACGCCATGTTATGACCTTACTCTATAGTTTTGTCCGAATGTGCTATTAAGCATATTGAAGTTACCGGTTCTTCCTTCTGACCTACGAGCAAGCATGTACGCTTGCTCTTCATCATTTTGGTTATACGCGTAAAGAGACGTATCCATTACCTGTTCAGCTTGGAATATACGTGTTGCACGTATAGTGATGTAGTTACGTATAGGATGTGTCAATGAATTGAATCCCATATCCCATATAACATTCAATGGTTGTGGCTCATCAAAGATTGCGGTTTGGCCTGAGATAGAGTATAGTCTCCAATCACGCATGATTAAGTTCCCATCTGAGGATGATATATCTAGCACGTTAGCAGGGATTACGATAATACCTTCATCATTCGGTGGAAATGAATAGTTATCATCTCGATTGAACTTCCACCCTTCTGTCAGGACCTCACGCTTAGTCTCGATGAGAGTTGTCGCGGCTATACTTGCTTCTTCAAGCGAGTTAATATCTTCTTCAGTATCAATAGGTGGTTCGTTGATTGAACGTAAAAGCTTATTGACAGCATTTAAAAATAGTTTTGATGTGTTGTTCTCTTCTAAAATCGATGCCATCTCATAGCTCCTTTATATCTTAACGATGCCCTCCGAGGAGGACACTAGAAGTTATACGTTCTTGATAGAGACCGCACACTGAGGACGAAGAGCCGCAACACCGTTTGAGAAGTAAGCGTTGATAAGCTTAGCGTTCAAGAAGTCCGGCTGCTCGTTGATGTCAACTTGAACATCCCAAAGCTTAACCATACCAGCTGCTTCAGTTGTGAAAGCAAGAGCAATAAGACCAGCAGTTGCAGGAAGATTGTTTGTTGAGAACACTGTTGCTCCACCAATCATCTTGACTTCACCGTTGTCATATCCACCGTTACCTGATGTAAACTCTGTACTTACAGCACGTGAAGACTGTGGTAGGTAAGAGTAGTTCGTTGGGTTAATAGCAACATAAAGCTCATCGTAAACATCGTTAGTCTGAACTGCCGCTACAGCTGCGTAGATAGACTCTGCGATTGCATTACCTTTACCTTCAGCTGTAGTAGCTGCTGCCAAACCGCCGGGAAGAACTGTATTAACAATAACAGTACCATCACCATTTGATACAAGACCTGTAGCAAGAGAAGCCGCTTCGATAGCCGCAGATACCTTACGGTCGATTGCGTTTGCAAGACGTGCACCAAGTTGACGTACATTCATTGCTGAAACATCGTAACGAGCTACTGCTTCTTTCCACTTGTCGATACGACGTGACTCATACTGAGGACGGTCAATTGCGATGATGATTTCATCCTGTGTACCATTAGAAACGGAAACCTGAGTACCTGTGCCATATGTAGCCAATGCCCCGTTAGTCTTGTCCTCTTTACCTTCGATGATGAAAGAACCGCTTGCGGCACCTGTTTCTGATGCGTCATCAACGCGAATAAGATTCATGAAACGTGTTCTACGTTCAAATGCCTGTAAGACGTCTAGTGTGATGT